ATCCTCCCTATAAACCCGCCCCAGCCTTGCCCCCCTTGCCCTAGTCGGCGGGGGGGTTTTTTTATGCGGGTTATATTAATGGGCGGTAACCGGCGGTAATCCTTTGGGGTTTTGGGTTTGGAATTGCAGCGGGATTGCTATCATTTACCAGACCGAAAGGCCTCCCCCCAGTAAACAGCCATGACAAACCGCTTCACCCGCGCGGGCGTGTGCGCGATATGTTCGCGGGGTTTTAGTATGTGTTCGCAAAATGGCGGCGGGCTGTCTGACCGGCAAGGCAATTATCAATGATAAGTAAAAAATAAATCTGACTGTGCGCGGGTACGCGAGGGACACTGGCCCCCCCTGCCATTTGCTATGCAAACCCGACATATTTTTTCTACTTTTTAGGTTATCGATATGGTTAATTTGCGAACCATTGGGGGAAACCCGTTCCCCAAACAAAAAACCCCCCGCTGGGCGAACCAACAGGGGGGCCATTCATGTAACTTTGCGAACCTTTGGGGGGGAAACCGGGGGGCTTGGGTGTGTATAGGGTTTACCCCGGCAGGTCTTGGACCTATGGTAGCGTCATTTTCCGCATTTGTCAACCCTTTTTTTTACTTTTTTTCAATTTTAAGTTATTTATGGGGGAAACAGGGGTTGACACCGGTTCCAAAACCCCTCATAATACAGGGGTATGCCACATGTTCGCGGGAGAACACCATGTTCGAAGCTGCCCTACTAATATGTTTAGCTGCAGCACCCCAAGAATGTGTTGAGTTAAATGACACACGAGGCCCTTACGCCAGTAAAGCCGACTGTATGCGTCGTGTCGACGAAATGGCGGGGTTCGCCACAAGTGTAAATCTCTTTGAACTAAATATAAAGTGGAAATGTACCACCCCAAAGGGTGTGCCATCTTAAATCCCCATGAACTTATTACCCCAAACAAATAAAAAAGCTGCCCTAACTGAAAAGCAGGAGCAGTTCCTAGACGCTCTGTTCGAAAACAACGGCAATATGACTGTTGCTGCCGAACTCGTGGGATATTCCCCCAAGTCAGTTACGTGGCTAAAGGAACGTCTAGCCGATGAAATCATCGAACGGACAAAGACCATGTTGGCGAGTCATTCCCTGCAAGCCGCGAACAAGTTGGTTAGCCTTGTGACAGCCATAGATATAGAGCGCGGGGACGAACTGCGGATGAAGGCAGCGGAAAGTATTCTAAACCGCGTCGGTATCGCAAAACAAGAAACAATGAACCACAACGTACAGGCAATCCACGGGGTTGTCCTGTTGCCACCCAAGAAAGAGGTAGTTATCGATGGCTAAACGTCCTGCGTGGTTAACAAGGGCTATGGACCCATCCACACCAACAACCTACGCAAACGAAACTATAAGAACTGTTAGCTTTGAACAGGACGGTGTAGAATATGTTGCCCCGACTATTCGTCGTGAAAAAGAAGGTTTGAGTCGGCTGTCTGATGAAAAAGCTATCAAAGAAGCTGTGGTTCGTGGCGACGCTATTCGTGTCCCAAAAGGAATGTCGGGAACAGAATTTTCAAAAGAACTAAGTAAAATGGTGGAACAGGCACGGATACACCGTGGACGCAAAGCCACATCAACAGCGGAGACAAGTACAGATGGCTAACCTAACTGAATATCAAACGTTACTCGCTGACGTAAACCGTATGCGAGAAACTGGACCGCCAGAGGGAACTTCTTTTAGAGATGCAGTAGCACCCTTACTTGCTAGAATAAAAGAAATAGAATCTGGTTTGACTAAAGACCAAATAAACGATGCAAGGGCGAAGGCAATAGCCGGACAATCAAAGGCCAAGGGCGGCAAGGTTCGCGGCTACCGGTATGGCACCCCCAAGGGCGGTGTAAGGAAAATGGTATCTTGCCGTGGTCGCAAAGCAATGGGAAACAAGGATTAAACACAATGTCAAATTACCCGAAAATGCCTGTTCCTGAATTTGGAACACCTCCTAAAAATACACCAGAGTATCCTAAGATGCCTGTTCCTGAATTTGGAACACCTCCTAAAAATACACCAAAGTACCCTGAAATGCCTGCTCCTGAGTTTAAATCAAAAACTAAAAAGGCTCCTAAACAAAACGCAAAATCTCACAGAGGTCGTCAAGCAATAGGCAACAAGGATTAAAGCTATGTCAGAAGAAAAATATGACGATGATTATTTTCTGAACAAAATTGGAAATAATCCAGACTATATTGTTCCTGAGTCTATAAAAAAACTCATAGGTAGCAAAGAGTTTAAAGAGCTTCAAGAACGAATCGAAAAACAATATAAAAGCCGTAAGGCTGCATCTAGTGCGGAAAAAGAAAATTAACCCGTGGCCCCACGCAAACGTGTCCTAGTCCCCCCGAACCCAGAAGACTTAGGCAAGGTCGGAAGACCTAAGAAAAGACCCGGTGAATCCAAAACCACTTACAACATAAGTGACCGGGAACGTGCGCGACGTTCCGTACAAATGAAGTTGCGGAATGCAAAGAAGCAACAACAGCGGGAAGAAACCCGTGTTGCTCGCAAGCGCAAGAAGGTCAAAGACCTAACGGCTGCTGCCAAAAATATCGAAAACGCCGTGAACGGCAACAAGACCCGTGTTATAGACGCGGCTGATTTAGACATACTACCAAAAGCCGTAACGGACTTAATTGATGACACCCCTGTTATTTTCAAACCCAATGAAGGACCTCAAGAGGACTTTCTTTCGGCTTCCGAACAAGATGTACTCTATGGGGGAGCCGCTGGTGGCGGCAAGTCGTTTGCTCTACTTGCTGACCCCCTACGCTATTGCCATAATCCCAATCATCGTGGGCTACTTCTAAGACGTACCCTCGACGAACTAACCGAACTCATCGACAAATCGAAGCAACTATACCCCAAGGCTTTTCCCGGAGCAGTGTTCCGCGAGTCAAAGTCGACGTGGGTGTTCCCGTCTGGTGCAACCATGTGGTTCACGTATCTCGACAGGGACAAGGATGTTACCCGTTTCCAAGGACAGGCGTTCAACTGGATTGGTATCGACGAAATAACCCAATACCCAACAAGCTACGTCTGGGATTACTTGCGTTCTCGTCTTCGCTCCACAGACCCTGAATTACAAAGTAGCCTAACCATGCGCTGCACAGCTAACCCCGGTGGTGTTGGCGGCTGGTGGGTTAAGAAAATGTACATTGATGCCCACGAACCCAACAAGGCGTTCGGGGCCAAGGACCTAGAGACGGGCCGTACTTTCGTGTGGCCTGAAAACCACCCAAAAGCGGGTCAGCCTCTGTTCTACCGCAAGTTTATTCCAGCACGGCTGACTGATAACCCCTTCCTGATGGCAGATGGTCAATACGAGGCCATGCTTCGGTCACTCCCAGAAGTCGAGCGTAGACGGCTTCTCGAAGGGGATTGGGATGTTGCGGAGGGAGCCGCCTTCCCCGAATTTTCAAGGACACGACATGTGGTCGAACATTTTGACCTTCCCACGAACTGGCCCCGCATACGAGCCGCCGACTACGGCTACTCGTCGCCGTCATGTGTTCTGTGGGGTGCTATTGACTGGGATAACAATATTTGGGTTTATCGCGAATTATACGTAAAACACTTGACAGCAGAACAATTAGCTGATAAAATATTAGAATGTGAAGAGTTAGACCCTACACCACACTATACGGTCCTAGACTCTTCCTGTTGGAACAAAACCGGATTCGGCCCATCAATCGCAGAAACTATGATGAGGGCCGGGGTTAGGTGGACTCCCTCAGACCGCAACCGTCTTCAAGGAAAAATGGAACTACACAGGCGGCTTGCTGACGACCCTTACTCCAACGAACCCCGTATGCGGATTTTTTCCAGTTGTAAGCATATCATTGCACAGCTATCAGGCATTCCACTCTCCAAAACTAACAGCGAAGATGTAGACACGCGAGCAGAGGACCATGCCTATGATGCGTTGCGATATATGGTTATGACGCGAACATCTGGTTATCAATCTATACATAAAACGCTTCAGGGGATAAAGGACCAGACCTTTAAGCCCTATGATGCTACATTTGGATACTAATGGCTGACCTCGACCCCAAAACCGCTACTCTCCGTGAAGTTGCTGAATCCTACGCTGAGAAGTCGAAGCGGGGTAAGGCGTTTGTTACTTCTTCATTACAATTCTTTAAAGACATTGCAGACGAACCCGGCTCTGCCTTACGGTTGTTCGAAAAAGACCCAGAAGGAAATACCCTTCTTTCAAAGACTTTTAAAGGCACTGAGGATACATCGACTGTAAAGACAGCGATGCAAAACCTTCGCCAAGTTGGTTTAACCTTGAAGGGTTCGCTTGGTCCTGACACACCTGAATACAAGCTTCTGCCAGACAAGGCTCCGAACACAGATTTAAACAACCGTATCTTTGGACGTAGCGAACCGGCAAAGGCCGTATCAGAGGTTGCTATCAACCCAGATAAAGCCAAGATGAGCCAACTGTTCGCGGGTGTTTCTAAGTACCTTGACAATCCTAACACCAAAGCTATTGCACAGGCAATCATTTTTAACCTCAATACTGGCCTTCGTCCTAACGCTGCTGCTGGTCTTCAGTTAAATGCCTATAAGCCAGATAGCGGTGCTATCTACATCGAAGCAGAAACCAAAGGTGCCAAGGGTCGCGCCGTGAACATCCCCTTGAACCCGATTGCAGACAGCATCTTACAAGAAAACTTAGCTGCTGGCAACAAAGAAAACTTCTTTGTCAAGCCAAATGGTAAAGTTGTTACATCCGCAGACATGACAGACTTGTTAAAAGATGTCAAGGTCAAGGATATCGCCTTCGATGCCAGTACAGGCCGTTATTTCGACAGCTTGGCTCCTGCAGGCTTTTCTGGTAAGAAGGGTTCGGCCCTTCTACGTAACATCCACGCTACTGTGGGTCAATCAATTGGTGTAGACCAAGACCGCCTCGCTTATTTGCAAGGTCGTAGCCTGAAATCAGCCGGTAAGAGCAGCACAGGTGAACTGACAACTTATCAGCAGGCATTTCCGGGTGCAGTCGGTGAGGTTGACCGCCA